TTCGCCCATCAGCTCCGTTCCACCTCTTGCCTTTGCCGATACTTCATCGTTAGGCGTAGCCATTATCAAGCCTCCGAAATGCTAAACGCGATGATCGAATCAAAGCGGAAAGAACGCCATGCAGCCTTCTCGAGATCCCATACAGCGAGTGACTCAAGACTAGGGGCCTTCTTCTGAACCTGTTCTTCGACGTCTGTCTGTGCAGGCAGAAGATCAGCTTTCAGCGTACACCGCATGGTACGAACAGTGCCGTCCTTCTTTGTAAAAGTAACGAGCACAACATTCTCTTTCAATGTGTCGCGTAGGTATTGGTTCTTATCAAATTCAACTTCTTCTATCATTATATACTCCTATATGGATTATGAAATCCTGGTTGTTTATCATCTAAATCTGTTTCAAGTGCTTCACGTTTATGCCATTTCCAGTCCTTGTATCTCCCATCTTGTTCTACGTAGTGAAGGAAAACTTGTCTGTGCCAGTCGTAATGAAGCGGCGCTCGCCAGTGTGGCACAGTCATGCCATAGTACACAAGAGCATCCCCTGGTTCAAGGAACGCTGCATTATCGTTGCGGAAGTTACCTGGAAGACTCATTAGATCATACATCTCGTGGACGGGTCTACATGCGGTCTGGTAATAGATTGGCCAATTGTCGTCTGGCTCTGATTTATTTATAGTGATCGTCATGGTTATTTCACAGCCATTGCGATCGACGTGTAGGGGTAAATCTTCCCCTTTTGAGTATTGTCTTCCATATCCATAGTTGGAATAGAGACTTTTGCCGAACGCTTCTTCTACAAGATGGCGCTTGGCTTCGACATAGTCGTCGAACATAGTACCACAGCTCAATTCAGATGTATCGTCTGAATACATGATCCCTCTCTCGAGATAAAGTTCGAACCGCTTGTTGCAGTGCTCTACTTCATCCTTTGAGAGGAACCCTTTTAAGATGTGGTATTGTTTAGCTCTCATTCTCTTTATACCACTCGACTAGATCGGTATAACCTCCAATGACATCTGCTTCTTGCTCGATGATGTGTGGCACTGACTTTACAGCTGGAAACATTTCCATAAACTCTTCACGAGATACATCCCTACCGATAACATTGTCGATGTACACATCACCGTTCATGGCAATAAGCTGCTTGGCGTTTACGCATGAAGGACACGATGGTTTGCTGTATACGATAAAGGTCTTATTCACCGCGGCCACCATAGATGTTAGCTGTTGCATATCTTGGATCACCGTACAACGAGTTTGCCTTGACCCTCAGAAACTCTTGGTTTGTACCCTTAGCAGAGTTAGGAACCGTGATCCAAGGATTCTTACCTGCTCTCCATGCTGCCAGCTTATTCAGCATAGTCTCTAAAGGAGTCCGTGCTTGACGTACTTCTTTCACACCAGCCACAATAGACTTGCGTAATCCCTTAGACACTACCGTCTTACGTGTTCTTTTCTTACCCATTACTCAGTCTCACTTTCTTTACTATCTCATGTTATTTACTTATAACACCTTTGTCCAATAAGGTCAACGATTGATCTCTGTCAATATACTTATACTCGACCTTCGTAGGCTCGAACTCTTCGATAGCTGCAAATACATCATTTATATCCAGCGTAGAACATGTATATACGTCCAGTTGCATAAGAGCAGGCTGAACCTCATCCCACACGTGCATAGCGATGTGAGACGTTTCAATGATGGTGACAGCAGTAAGGCCTTGGTTGCCAACCATATCAGAATAGACAGCATACGGCCCCATCAGGATGTTCATGTCGATTCGATCAACAAGCCTACGCATCCAGTCTTTAATGTCTGTCGTGCTGTAGGGAGGATCGTTCAGCTCGGCACGAACTATGAGATGTTTATGTTCAAGTATCTTAGACAACGCATATGGTTCCTTATTCAATAGATTTCAGATGTTCTTTCAGGATGTTGGATCCGCCAATGCGGACGTTGATGATACCATTGTAGTAATCATCTGACTCGAGCACTCTGCGCTCAAATTGCTCTCTCGCTTCCAGATAGCTGGCAATACCCTTGCTAGGACAGAAGTGTAGAACTTCGCGAGTAAAGTTTTCGGGACCAAGACGTTCTACATCAGCCTTAAGCCGATCACTCGAACCCCAGTACTCACGCCAATCGCTTTCCTTCGTCGAGCGCCTCTTCTTGGTCTTGCCTTTAAGAGGTTGCTTCGTTACTTTGAACTTAGCAAGTTTTTTACCGACATACATCATACCATTGGTATTGTTGGTGATCAGGTATACGAAAGCCTCACAACCTTCTGGAAGCTCTTCTAGTACACTACCTTCAAATAACCACATAAACTATCTCTCTTTGGAAAGAGATATTTATCAGTCCTCGAACCCGTAGTCTTCATCCTCGTCTTCTTCCTCTTCTATGTCTTCTCCACATAGTGGGCAAAAAGATATAGGGTTGAGGGAATCTGTGACGACTCTGAAATCCTCTTCACATTCTGAGCACGTAATCCAATTCATCTTGGTTCCTTTATTATTTAAAGATGTCTTCTAGATCAACACCGACATACTCTGCCAGCTTCTTAATGAAATCTACTTTGTCATCCATATGACAATCAGGCTGACCTGTTTCCTCGTCGAACTTCTTTGCTGCTTTTAGAAGTTGCTTGAGTTCCTCTACCTCTTTCTTCAGCGCTTCGAATTCTTCTTTCGAAACTCCCGAAGTATCAATAACCACAGGTTGTCCGGGTATGCCCGGCTGTGACGGATATGGAACACCTGTTGGTTGTGTTGGCCATGTATTTGGATGAACAATTCCCGGCCAACGAGGAGCAAAGTTATCCTTATAACCGTCACCGATATTAGACACTGTACACATTATAAAGTGAATCCTTTGAATGAGTCACCATCAACATCCTTCTTGACGCCGCCGATGACATAGCTTGTGATTTCTGTCTCTTGAGGAGCAACTTGTACATCTGAACCCGAGATCCAATTCTGAGTCCATGGAAGGGGGTTGACCCCAGGTTTACCATTAAGGCCAATGTTACCCATACGCTTTGCAGCAATGTGGTCTACGTAATTGCAGAGAAGCTCTTCGTTGAGTCCAATCATCGAGCCGTTCTGGAATAGGTAATGTGCCCAACTTTTTTCTTGCTCGACCACTCTGTAAAACATACTGATGCACTCATCCCGCGTTTCTTCTTGTATGCGAGCAAAGTCTTCATCCTCTTTCGGTAGAATTTTGAGGAGGTTTTGAGTTGAGGCAAGATGAACGTTCTCGTCCCGCGCGATGAGCTTGATGATCTTGGCGTTGCCTTCCATTTTCTTAACTTCCGCAAAAGCCCAACTGCATGCAAACGAGACATAGAATCTTACTCCTTCTAAAGCATTCACAGCGTTGAGACATAGCCACAGCGCCTTCTTGTGTTCATAGTCTACAGCACGACCGTTCCAACGGACATTGAAGTCGATCAAAGCATCGTAGTACTTACTGATGTCCTGAGCACAATCAGCTATTTCCTGGATGTCCAACATCTCATCAAAGACTCTGGAAGGGTCAGAATAGACGTTACGAATGATATGAGTGTAAGAACGGGAGTGAATCGTCTCACTAAACGCCCAAGTCTGGATCCAGGTTTCCAACTCAGGAAGCGAACATATTGGGAGAAAAGCCAGAGATGGAGCACGACCCTGTACAGAATCAAGGAGGATCTGACGTTTGAGATTGCTTGTGAAAATATGTTTTTCATGATCAGTTAAAGCCTTAAAGTCTTTGCCGTCACGAGACAAGTCAATCTCTTCCGGCCTCCAGAAGAAGCCTAGTTGCTTATCTGTTAGTTTTTCAAATATAGGATAGCGCTGCTTGTCATAGCGCGCAATGTTAACCGGCTCGTCGAAGAAACACTTTTGCTGTGTCGCATCGATCTTTTCTGTTTTGAATACACTCACCAGTCTTTTGCCTCCAGAAAATCTACTTGCCAACTAGCTGCTACTCTATGTAGGATCTCTTTGGATACTGTATCTTCGATAACCAATTCAACTCCTGTGGAGTTTGGTCTTGTTACATACTCTATTAGTCTATACACCTTATTGAGATCATCCCAATTGTCGGTGTTGAACTTCACATATTCTGTCATTACGGTTTACCCTGACCTCTATACTTTTTAAAATTGCGCTTCTTGTGCTTGTTCATTGATGACATCTTAGGATTGCGAGTATCAATGGATGTACCCGTTACGATAGGGAC